GCTCGGATATCTCGGGGTAAACTCCGAGAATGTCCTCACACGTTTTGTGTAAGAACTCAGCAGCGGTAAAATAACCTTTCTTAAAAAGAAGGTTACCCGTAGCTGACCAAGACACAAGACTAGCATAGTCGCGCTTCGTCCTAGGGACAGTCTTACGAACGTACACGGGTGTAACCCTATGCCCGTTGTAGACTTCCTCGCCACATGATTCCCGGAACTTTCCATTCCAGAAACTTTTGTTTTGATTTACGCTGCAGTTGTATTTACGCAGCTTATCCAGAACGAATTCTGCTGTAGTCGAGGGGACAAGTATGTCGTCCCCATAGACGTATATCTCTCGCGACACCGCGAAGATGTTGCGGAAAGATACTGGAAGATGGTGAAATTCCAGCAAGGCTACTACACATATAGTGTAGAAATACATCGCCTCGACTGGAAAGCACAGAGCAGACCCCATCGACGCAAACTTCTGTAGAGAAGGAATAATCCTTCCATCAGGAAGCCGCGCCGAACGTGAACGACAAGCCTCGATGGCGCCAGACAAGTCCGGCACCAAGCGAAACATTCCCATAGCAAGATCATGTGGGACACGATCGCTTGCATCAGAGAGGTCGATCGTTGCTAACCGACCGTCGACAGAGGAAGACATCGCTAAGCTCTGGTTACATGATTGATCACTGAAATTAATGTGACCACCTGTAATCCAGTGTGATTCGATAGCCTTGTAAAGATGGTCTCGAATCCCTTGTTGTGCATATTGCATACACAAGGGCTCTATCGCAATGACTCGAGGTGCTTTTAGCGTCTTAGGGACGAAAGTGACCCTTACGGGCCTCTCTTCGTCCTCCGGGATGATCGTGACTTCCTCGATCTCTTTGCTCGACCAGGCCGACGTAACGAAGGCCCAATCAAACAAAGGGAAGAAATTATCGAGGCGATCATGCCAGCGACCGATTCGATACTTCCGATTTCCGGAAATATGTTCCTCGGTTGCCCCGGGTCCGTGTCGAGGCCAAAGCTCAGCGCAAGTGAAATCGCGCAGAACATTAGGCCACAACACATCAGACACCGTAGTAAATATTGCGACGTCTGAGTCGGATGGCGAAAATTCGCTAAAAGCTTGCTCAACAGAGACAAAGGCGTCTGCAGCCCGGTTCTCCCTTTCGGGGGTACAGCCGAGCTCCAGCTTCTTGAAAGCCAGACAAATTTGCCTGATACCTTCAATAGCGCTGGTAGAAGCTTCGCCTGAAATTTTAAAGGTGTCATCTTCTCCTCCAGCTCCATGGTTGAATATCTGATTAAGGAACCCTCGTAAAAACACGGGGCCTCCTTTCCTGAATTTGAAGCGTCGAAAATAGCTTCGTTTCCAGGATGAATCAAATCCGCCTTTCTCAAGGGCAGCTTCAACTCCTTTGCAGAAGTCGGGAAGGGTTATTGTCAAAAACGAGATCCCTTCGCATTCAACCCGTGACCGTATAGTTCTTAGGTCACGTAAATCGGAGACACCAGCAGGGCACTGTCTGACAGCATCGTAATAAATCGCCGTCAGCAACTCTAGGTAAACACTTGCGTTGCTTTTCACGGAGGCCTCCTATATAGGTGGAACTCCGGTCAAGCTCACGCTGCCGATTACTTACATCCCAGGGACACCCCGACGATTGAGGGACGAAATAAAGTCCCGCAGGTCGCGTGGAACTGGCTTGCTAGGTTCCGATTCCGCCTCATGGCGGGCCGGTTTAACCACGGGCTCGGGCTGCAGCAAAGGAGAGTCTATTACTAGACGCTCCAGCGCCGTAACGGCGAGTACCGTAGCGAGTTGAGTAAGGAATTTCTTCCAAGTCATTAACCACCTCCTGACAGCCCAACTGAGGGAGTCTTACGACTCCTGAGCGTTGAGCTTCTTGATACCAGCGTTAGTGCCAGCGGTCAGTGCGTTACAAAGGCACGTGATCGCGTTAATCGCATCAGTTTCGGTGAAGCCCGATAAGGGACGTTCCCGAACGAGGTAAACCGACTCCGTCTCAAGGACGAGGTCCGAGTTTACGTCGACATGTCGGTCGAGACGCATCACCGATCGGAGCTTCCCAGCTCCAGATTTTTGGTGAGAAATCGTCAAGACCAGTGTGCCGTCGATCGTTTGGTAGATTGATTTCTGCCCAACGTTCGAGATGCGGTTAAGAGTTTGCGCTACGCTGTTGTA